TTGTTCAAATTATTATAATTTGTTGGAGTTGAGGCTGAATCCGAAAAGGTAATCGGCATTTTAGATCCTATTGATAGACATTACAGAATATTTATATGGCATATTCAGGTCGTTTTATACCAAAAAATCCACAAAAATATGTGGGTGACTACAAAAACATCATTTATCGCTCATCGTGGGAATGCCATGTAATGTCATGGCTAGATAAAAGTCCAGATATTGTGTCTTGGGCTTCGGAAGAAGTGATTGTTCCTTATATATCACCAGTTGATGGCAAGAGGCATCGTTACTTTCCAGACTTTCTTGTTAAGGTTCGTACTAAAGAAGGTCAATTAAAGACCATGATGATTGAAGTTAAACCTAAAAAACAGGCTATGGAACCAGTGAAAAGAAAAAGGGTCACAAAACAATACATTCAAGAAGTTGTAACTTATGGCATTAATCAAGCCAAATGGAAAGCAGCCACAGAATACTGCTTAGATAGAGGTTGGGCATTTAAGGTTATCACAGAAGATGACCTTGGCCTCTAACTAAATATCAGATGGCTACACAATCTAAACTCACCGAACTTGCAGAAGCAAAAAAATTGACTGGTTTAAAAACCATGTCAATGGATTCTGTTACATGGTTAAAACAAAAGATAGATGAGATTAAAAAACCATCTAATATTCCTATTGGTATCAATAAAGAAACTGATAGGAGAACGAATGTACTTAGAATCGGTATGTTGTACTGCTTCTATTATGACCCTAAAACAAAGGCAGATTTGCCATATTGGGATAGATTCCCAATGGTTTTGGTGCTAGAAAAGTATAGTGATGGATTTTTAGGTATCAACTTGCATTATCTTCCTGTTAAGTTTCGTATTGCTTTCTTACAGAAGCTAATGAAATATGCACTACTTACAAAAGAAGATGATATTAGAAGAATGAGAATTTCTTACGATATTCTTACCTCTACAAGAAGGCTTGCAGAGTTTAGGCCTTGTTTGAAGCGTTATCTTTATAGTCATTTAAGGTCTAAGGTGTTAACCATCAAACCTAACGAATGGGATATTGCAACAATGTTACCTCTACAACAATTTAGAGGTGCAGTACCAACTAAGGTTTGGAGAGATTCAGTATTAGAATGGAAAGAACATATGGCTCATTTCAGTCAAGAGGATTAAGATGCCGGGAAATATCAATCAAATAGTAACCAGTTTTACAACCGACTTTGCAAGAGCAAGTAGGTTTGATGTGTCTATTGTTCCACCAACAGGATTATCATCAACATTAAACAATTATAGTTCAATTGATCCTAGAACATTGCAACTTCGCTGTGAAATATCACAGTTGCCAGGCAAACATTTGTCAATCATTGAGCAAAAAACCTATGGCCCATATCAAAAGTTTCCATATCACACAACTTACAATGACATTGATATGACTTTCATTGTTGATGGTGATATGCGTATAAAGTATTTCTTTGATGCATGGATGAACTACATCAACCCAACAAATAATTTTAACCTTGAATATAGAGACAACTATTGTACGAACATCATTATCAATCAATATGATGTTGCAAACACAGCACCATCATATGCAGTTACATTGGTTGAGGCATATCCAATAAATGTCAATCAATTAGATTTAGATTGGTCTTCTGAAGGTGTACACAAATTACATGTAACATTTGCCTACACATATTGGATTAATGATTTAGAATCTCTTAACACACCAGTATCTCCTAATGATAGTGTGTCAACATTGAATGGTGTAACACCACAAAATCCTAATGCGTACCCTACGGGAAATTAATTATTGAAAGGAAAATATTATGGCTTTGCCTAAACTTGATGTGCCAACGTATGAGGTAACTTTACCGTTATCTCAGAAAAAAATAAAATACAGACCATTCACCGTCAAAGAACAAAGAAATCTTTTGATGGCTATGGAATCTGATGAGACAGAAACAATTCAACAGGCGGTAGGTGACATTCTACACAACTGTTCACTTACAGATGTAGATATTGATGGTCTGCCTATCATTGATGTTGAATATTATTTCCTTCATCTACGTGCTAAGTCTGTAGGTGAGATTGTTGATTCTAGGTACAAGTGTAACAATGTTGTTGATGATAAAACTTGTAACAACATTATGGAAACTAAGATAGACTTGATGAAAGTCAACGTTGAAAAATCTGTTGAGGTTAGTCCAGAAGTAAAGATAACAGATAAGTTTACTGTAAAACTAAAATATCCAGACTTCTCATCAGTAAAGAATGTATTGAAATTTAACAATGTCAATGAGTTGACGTTTAGTGTCATTGCAGGCAGTATTGAATACATCTATGATGGCGAACAATATTATTATGCAGCCGAGTCAACACAAGAGGAATTAATGGAGTTTGTTGAGAGTTTGAATCAGGAACAATTTGCAAAGATAGAAGAATTCTTTAACAACTTACCTAAGCTAAGACAAACGATTGATATGAAATGCAAAAAATGTGGTTTTGAACACCACATTACAGTTGAAGGACTAGAAAGTTTTTTCGACTAACACTTCGCCATGATAACCTGAGGAATTACTATAAGACTAACTTTGCAATGATGCAACACCACAAGTATAGTCTTACAGAACTTGATAATATGTTACCTTGGGAAAGAGACATTTATGTTTCTATGCTGATTGCCTATATTGAAGAAGAAAACCAAAAGATTAAAGAAAAAACAAAACGATAAATGGCAGATATTAAAGCTTACAAAAAGGCCAAAGAGACTAGAAGTAAGTCTATTGGTGACTTGATTGCTGAGAATGTTGTCGGTGGTAAGGGCGTAGGTTCTTCCATTGGCGGCGCCATATTAGATAAAACTAAAGCCAATGCAATAGGACTAAAAGAGTCACTTAGTCCTATGGGTATAGCCAAAAGTATAGGTGGTAATGCTGGTGCTGCATTGTTTGGCAGATTGACCGGCCAAGACCAAGATACATTAGAACATTTCACCGAAAGAGATAAAGATAAAAAGATAGTTGGCGCCAAAGACATGGCCACACCTGAAAAACTTTTAGGTGAAATCTATAAGATAATGCAAGAAGACCGTGAAGATGTTTTAACTTTTCGTAAGCATGAGAAGACACAGAAAGAAGATGATGCCAAACAAGAACAACTTTGGCACTCACAACTGATTGCAGTTTTATCTCACAGAAAAGAAGAACCTGAAAAAAAGGCAGAAGAAAAGAAAAAAGAGCCGCCTAAAAAAGAACCACCTGAAAGAAAGTCTGCGCCTAAAAGAAAACCAGGTGAAAGAGTTTCAAGACCTTCTGGTGGTGGTAGACCAAGTACAGCAAGACCCGCAGGAAGACCAGCTCCTTCTGCTAGACCAGCAGGTGCACCACCATCAGCAGCACCATCTGCTGTGCCATCTATATCACCTGGTGTTGCCGCAGGTATTGGTGCAGCCGCTGTTGTTGCAACTGGCACTCTTTATGAAATGTCAAAGAGTATGATTAAACGCCATGAGGGTGTTAGGAATCAACCATATAAAGATTCACTTGGTTTATGGACTGTTGGTGTTGGTCATCTAATCGGTGATGGTAAATCTTTACCTGCTGAATGGAACAGAACTTTCTCAGATAAAGAAGTTGATGATTTGTTCTCACAAGATTATAACAAACACATGAAGGCCGCAGAACAAATACCTGGTTATGAAAAGTTGAACGATAAAGGTAAAGCTGCACTGATAGATTTGACTTTCAATATGGGTCCTACATGGTATAAAAAATGGCCAAGTTTCACCAAATCTTTAGCATCAGGTGATGTAGAAGGTGCTGCAAAGAATTTAGAGACAAGTAAATGGTATACACAAGTTGGTAAAAGAGCACCTGAGATTGTTGCAATGATTCGTGCTGGTGCAGGTGCAGACACTGGTGCAAGTACAACACCAGACCCAACTAAAGATAATCAAACAGCAACTAAAGAGAAACCTAATGCACCAACAGAAGGCACTAAGGCAGTTCCACAACCGACTCAAATGGCATCAGTACCATCAGCAACACCTTCAGCTGCACCTTCAACGCCTGCACCAACTGGTGGTACTGTATTAGCTGCAAAATCAAATGAAAATGCTACATTGAAGAACTCAATGGAAACAGCCAAATCTCCAATTGTGGTAAATAATAATATAAGTACAGCATCATCAATCAATTCCCAAAGCGGAATGGGTGCAGAACCAGTCAATGACAATCCAGCATATTTAAGAAAAGCACTCTATGGCTAAGTCAAAAGCATCAAAAAAATTAAAAAATGTTGTTACTCAGATAAAAGCAGAGAACAAGAAAAAAGGTGTCAAGACTGTTAAACAAACAGGTGTCACCAAAGCTGCAGCACAACCCGAAAATGTTAATAATCAGATAAATCAAGCAACTGCTTCAAAAGTTTCTGAGTTAGAAGCACCAAAGTTAAAAGCGGAATCTATCAAGTTATTAGAGACACTGGTTGAAGAAGTTCCTTCAACAACAGGTAAAAGAGAATTCAAAGATAAGGATACAACCAAAGAACAACTTGATGCGTTGAAGAAACAAGTTGGTAAACTAGAAGACCAGGTAGATGAATTAGAAGATGAATTAGAAGAACTGGAAGATTCGGTCAAGGTCAAAGATTACAAGAAGGCTGATGAAGTAAGTAAAAAATCTATTGGTGGCCTGATTGCAGATAAGATTGTAGCAGGTGGTGGTATTGGTTCATCTATCAAAGGCGCATTTGGTGATAAGGCATCTGCTAAATTAACTAATATTAAAAAGGCATTTGATCCACTTCAAATGGCTAAAAGTACATTTGGTGTTGGTGGTGCTGCGATTGCAGGTAAATTATTAGGTCGTGACCAAAGTGACTTAGAATATTTCACTGAAAGAGAAGGTGAAAGAGGCGCCAAAAAATCTAAAAAAGATTCTAGAAAAACTGCTACTAAAGTAAATACACCAGAAAAATCTGGTGACATGTCAGAAGTTTTGAACCACATCTACACATTCATGCAAAAGAATCGTGAAGATGATAAAGTGATGCGTGAAGAAGATGCCAGTAAAAAACAAGATGAAATGGATCTCAAAGAAAAGAGACACAAAGAATTATTGGCGGCATTAGCAAAATTAACTGGTGCATCAATTCCAGGCGGTAGTGATGCTAATGGAGGAGATTCGGGTGGTGGCATTCTTGGTGGAATATTAGGTGCTGGATCACTTGATGCTTTAAGTAAAGCTAAAAGTTTTCTCAAAGGTGGCGCAAAAGCTGCCACAGGAGCAGCTAAGGGTTTGGCTGAAGGTGCAGCTAAATCCGCAACCAAGGTATCCAAGTTACTAGAGTCATCTAAAGGTATATTGAAGTTCTTAGAGAAGATACCAGGACTATCCTTAATTGCTGCAGGTGCATCATTGATATATGATGTTAAAACTGCTATTGATAGACACGAGGCAGGTGAAATAGATGACAATGAGTTAAAGAAAGAAGTTATTGGTGCTGTAGGTGGTGGCCTTGGTGGTCTAGGTGGTGCAGAAGTTGGTTCAATATTAGGTGGTGCCGTTGGTTCTGTTGTACCTGCTGCTGGTACATTAGTTGGTGGTATTTTAGGTGGCGCTGCAGGTTTCTTTGGTGGTGAAAAACTAGGCAAGTATGCAGCCGAAAAGATGTTTGATTATTTCCAAGGTGGAAAAGATGTAGAACCTCCATCAGACCCAGCATCAGAAGCAAACAATCTTAAAAAACAAGATACAACAAAACCAGCAGCTGCAGCTCCAGCATCTATGCCAACTGCAACACCAATGCCTGCTAGTGCTCCTGCGGGTGGTGCTAAACCTTCTGCTATGCCTTCGGCCGCTGGTGCAAGTGCTACGTCAGCTGCACCAACAAATTCACCTAATATGGGTACACAGTTATCACAAAGTATCCAACAAAATCAAACAATGAAAATGGATGCTCAGGCTGCAGAAGCAGTACCAACTGTTGTAAATAACAATAGCAGTAGCTCATCACAACAAACACAACAAAACAAAGGACCAATGCCTCCTGTACGCAACAAAGAGTCCACTATTGAACGACTGGTCTATTACAGTACCAGAGTCGTATAATAAAAAACCCCGCACTAGGCGGGGTATAAACTTTTAAAAGGAGATTAAAGTTTATTCTTCAGCTAACTTAGCAAAATATGCTAAGTCATCATCGTCTTCAGTTACGATTTCAGGTTCTGGTTCTGGTTTACGTGGTGTAGATTTCAATGTTTCTACTGTTGTTTTTGCAACAGGTTCTTCACCATTAAGACCAAGAACTTTTTCCAATCTAGCTTTCAAGTCATCATATGATTTGAATTCTTTATCGGCAGTTAGGTCTTTCAAACCAAACTCAGATTTCCAAATTTCTTCCAATTTAGCATCATCATTCAACAATGGAGATGGTGATGCAAATTCTGACTTATCATAATTTTGATAGCCTGCAACTTTAGTAATCTTCAACTTGAAGTTAGCACCAGACCACAAATCGAATGGATTAAATGCTGCCTCATCTTCAAATGTAGGATTCATTACGCCTGTAATCTTCTCAAAAATCTTGGCACCAAACTTGAACAATTTAACTTG